TTACGACATTCGGACATAATCGGGAGCACCGGAAAGTATGCATGGCGCTTCGCCGTCCACTAAGTTAGGCACGGTGGTTTGCCCGTCGGTTCCGAACCGCCATCCCGACACCAAACCATTGATAGACGTTAAATCCTTGTGCGCGAAGAAATCAGTGATCTCGATATTAGAAAGTGCCCTGTTAAATACACCAAGGCTATGCAGATAGCCATTGAAATAACGATCGGGCGACCCCGCGTTATATCGCCGCGCAATGGTAAACGGTGGCACAGGGGTTAACGTGTTTGATGGCGTATCGCTCGCCGCACCAGAGTCCGTCCACGGTGTGGTGTGCGTAGCGGCATAGCAACGCCCCGCATCGTATTTGCCTGCGTGAGCAGTCCAACGCCCCGCCGTGGCAGAACCTGCGCCCCCGACCCCTCCGTATGGGTTGGACCCATCCGCATGTGACTCATAATAGGTGAATGTGGTTTCGTCGGAGACAGCGCCGATACGTAGTTGCGGCGTTCCTAATGCGCCGCCGCTGAATACCGCTTGACGTGTGCCGGTAGAGCCAAAGCCGCCGAGTGGGTTGTAAAGCGCCAGAATAGTGTGCGGCGTACCCCCGATGACCGATGAGGGAAGCGATGCGATATCACCCCATTGGTTTTTACCGTTAAACGCAACGCAAATAGCGGTCGTGTAGCTGGCTTGTCCGGTGATGCTTGCTGTGATGACGTCCGCTTCGCTGCTGCTCAGGAATACAAGGGCGGCGGCTTCGCCCTGTTGCAGCACAAACGCGCCTGCCGACCCGTTAAGAGCCATGCCCGCCCCTGCTGAGAGAGTGAGGGGGCCGCTGGATTGATTGGAAAGCACGATAGCCATCCCAGACGATACCAGCAGCCCAGCGGGGACAGTCACCGTCTTGGCTCCGCTATACGTGAATCTCAAATAGCTCCCTACTTGGGATTGTGTCAGGGTATTTGCGGCTGATGCGATGTTTTCAATGCGCATACCGCCTGTGCTGCCGCCCCCACCACCGGAGGGGATATCGGCGTACACATGTTTATTCGCGGAGGCATCCCACACCAATGCTTTTTTGTCTGCTATCCCTGAGGCGTCCACATCGGCAAGCGTGCCCACCTTCAGCAAGACGCTCCCTGTGTTGCCATTCACTGAAACCACCGGAACGGGGTGCCAGCCTTTTACGCCTGTGGCGTCGGTGCCGTAGTAGGACGTGCTTCCCGGGGAGCGTGCATCCCCCTCAAGGTTCAGACTCACGAAGCCGCTGGAAAGGGTGCCCGCCACATTGATTGAGCCTGTTGCAAGCAGTTGCGCATTGGGCGCGCTGCTACTGCCATTGGGGGGTGCGGTATGGAGAGCCGCCTGCAACGCGTCTATCTGCTGCTGTAACTGCGTTGCGGCATCGCTTTTGGCTAACGAGGACAGGTAGGTGCGCCAGCTTCTTGTCACCAGTCCGGAGGCGTCGAGGAAAGGCTCGTTATTGTGAGGAATGGTGGTCATGCGACTCCCTGCCCGAAGGCGATCCAGTCAAAAGGGATGGGGGAGATGATCGGATCGGTGTTTTTCTCTTTACTGTCTGCGGTCACGAAGTTAAACGTTGCGTTGGTCGTTGATGTACCGCTCACGCTTTCTGCAACGAGGCTGCTGGCTGTTGCAAGTGCTGCGGTGACGCTGGCTTTTACGAAATAGGGAGTATTCGCAAATGGCTTTGGGAACGTCACCAGTTTTAAGGTGGCCGCTTTGCCGCTCGCAGGGGCGGTATCGCGGCCCCACTGGATCATAAAATTCCCAATCTTCAACATATCCGTGCTGACGGTATACTGCGAGTCTGGCGGGCGTGGGAGGCTTTGCCAAAGCAGATTCTCGCCATCAGTGCCAAGTACCTTACCGCCCATCCCGACAGGGTCAGGGACTTCCCGAATTGTTGACCACAGCAATATCGCCCCGTTATTGGTCAGGAATTTGCTTGAATCCAATGCGGGGATGGTTAGGCCTCCGCCGCCAGGGATGGATACCCCGTCAGCCTCACCCTGTTTTGCACCGAGGCTGTCAAAGAGTTCGACGAAATAGGACCCTTTCCCCCAGATATCCACGTCGGGGCGACCTGAGCTATCTAGCCGAACCTCAACACCGTTGTTCACGGCCAATCCACTATCGCCGTACACAGGGCGCGGGGTTGTCGTGCCTGCGTCATAGAACTTAAGCTGCCCTGCGGCCAGTAATTGCCCTGTCATTCCATAAAAGGTGTTCAGGCGTGAGAATAAGCGGAAGGCGGTCATGGGATTACGTCCGAAAACAATTTAAGGGGACTGGAATGGCGTCATTAGTGAGTTTTTTAGCGGGCTTTTTATTGGGGCGTGCTGGGGTGTTAGGGTACGTTCTATGGGCGGGCCTACTTCTCTTGGTGTTGTGCCTGCTTTTATGGGCGGTGATCTATGCGGCGGGCGCGCTTTTATGGGGGGCTTGCTTGCTTGTCGGGCACGTTTGCTCGCTTTTCGAGCCGGTGGTCGAGTTCATCAAACGGATAACTCCACCTTGGTTGGCACGTGTGTTGTGGGGGCAATCTGTGGCGGGCGTACTTTTATGGGGGCTTTGCTTGCTTTTCAAGCCTCTTGCCGCGTTCATCAACCGGATAACACCATCTTCGTTGGCACGTGTGTTGTGGGGGGCGGGGAAAGAAAACGACAAGATTGATAGACCCGTGGCCTCCTAAGGCATCTCCTCTTGCAGAAGCTGCTTGCCGCCCGCCATAGTGGTGATCTGCCCCGCACGGCCTAGCCCTTTACGCAGTGACCCCCACCCTCCTTGAGCCGCCAGCAGATTGGCAAAGATATCTGGGTTGCCTGCATTACGCGCAAGCCAGTTCCCTATGAACGGCGAGTTCAATGCGCGCCCTGCCGTCGCACCTGTTGCCAATCCGGTAAGGACAGGCACAATGCCGCCCACCAGAGCGCCCCCGCCGCCGCCAAAAAGAGCGCCGACACCGCCACCGCCAAGAGCACTCGCCGAAATCATACGCCCTGTCGTCCCTGAATCTGGGATGGGGTCCTTTAGTAGGTTTTGACCCACCTTGGCCAACTCGCGGAATTCCTGCGTTGCCTTCGGGCCGCGAGCGTTGACCGCACTCCATAGCGCCGCTGGGGCGATATCGGCCTTTGCGCCGGGCTGGCGAGTGAGCAGCTTCTCCAATGTTTTGAAGTTGTTATATTTCTGGTTCGTTTGTTGCAGTAACGCCATATCAGAGGGGTTGATGGAGCTTTCAGCATCGCCGATCAGTTCCTTACGTAGCCGCCCTACATAGTTTCCGACCGATGTTCCAGGCTGCACCTGGGCTAGGGTACGCGCGAGCCGCTGGTAGTTCCTGCCGCTGATCGTACCTTCTTGTCCTGCTTGCGCAATGTCATCCAGAATGCGCCCGAACTGGTTTTCGACTACTTTCCCGCCATCGGTGCCGAGATCGCGGTAGGCGTTCTGCACAATCTGATGCATTCGTGTGGCTGTTTCGGGGGAGATCGTGACATCGTTACGGTTCCAGATCGTGTCGTAGGCGTCGCCTAATGCCTGTTTCTGTCTGGCGATCCAGCTGTCATCCAGCCGATCCGTCGCATCGCCTACGTGGCGTGTGAGTGCGCGATTCCAGGCGTTCTGCTGGTTACGCGCGGCGGCATCGGCTCCGCTGAACGGGAGGTACTTTGCCATGCTGGCCATCGTGCGTGCCGGTGTGGACTGGGCCACCTGAGAAATATGCAGCGGGATGCCTTCACGTTGAGCGATGGTAATATCTGCTTGGAGGAGCGGATCGCCACGACGTGCTAAACCACCCGCCGCTACTCTGGCAGCGCCCAGTGCCCCACGCGCTACAACCCCGCCCAGCGCGCCATAGCCTGCATTGGCCAGCCGGTTTTCCCCTGTACGGGTTTCCCCTAATGCGCCATAGCCCGCCCCTTCCGCCGCCGCCACACCGGCCTTGGCAGCAAGCTGTGCCGCCTTGCCCGCTTGCCCAAGCCGCCCCAGCACCGCCGCTTCCGGTCCGCCCACGATGGATGTAGCCACATACGGCAATACGCGGCCTATAAATCCAGAGACACCGTTAACCCCTTCCTGCATCGGCGCATCGGCATCAATACGCTGTTGCAGGGCATGCCCCCTAGCTGAGTCTTTAGGGGTGACCAACTGCTGAAGGCCGCGCCCGATGCGGTTCATTTCCGCCCCAGCGGCGATGAAGGGGCGTTGATACCAGGGAGAGTCGTCATATACCTGACGCGCAATCGCCGCTTGATCGACGGGGGGTGCGGGGGCAGGTGCCTTTTTCTTGGGCGTAGCGACTTCGTCTGCGTAATCATTCCACGGCCCGTCGGGCGCGGCGGTTTCGCCTGCAAAATCATTCCAGGGTCCGTTAGGGTCATCGGGCGTCTGATTTTTCTTGCGAGGAGCGCTCATTCCGCTTTCTCCCAGCTATCAGGTTTATTGCGGAGGCCCCCCAGGTAACGGTAACCGCGTATCACATCTCCAATTTTAAGTGCAGGCATTTTTGCGGACGCTCCCATGTTTGCGGGTGTTTTTGCAGGAGCGGGCACCCCTGTTTGCGGAGGGGGTATGGAGGCGGCCTTGTCCGCCATTTTTTTAATGGTACTCAGGCTTTCGTTGATCTCGTCGTAAGAAATCCCAGGTTTCAGCGTGGCAATTGAGCTTTTAAGCAATTCCAGTTCTTTCTCGCTCAGCGCCCCGAAACCTGAGGCACCCTGAGGAGAGAGTGCCTTTAAGCGCGCCATCGTGGTCAACGCCACCTGTCCGGCGATGTTATCCAGTTGCGCTTGCGCGTCAGTGGCACGCGTATATGGAAGTTTCGACAGGCCCCCACCTATGAGCGTACCCAGTTGCTTGTAGCCTTTTGACGTCTGCAACTTGTCGATTGCATCGCTCAGGCTTTGCGCGCTCCCCACGGCTTCGTTGTAGCGCGCCATCGCCGCTTGGTGCACCTGATTGTTTTTCATATCCAGCGCCGCTTGCTTCGTGGCGGCAACATCCCTGCGATTTTCACTGTCAAGCGCTAGGCGTTCTCGGCTCAGCCCTAGTTGCGCCTGCTGGTACGGCGTGATCATCTGGGAGGTGTCGGGCTTGGGTTCGATCCCTGGAACCGGCGTGAATACCGGCGTGCCATCGGGAGCCATTTTGACGAACCCTGCCCGTGCCGCGTCGTATTGCGGTTTTTCCTGTAAGGGCGCTTCGGCCACCAGCGCGTTATTACTGTCATACCGACGTGCCCCAGGAGCAAGCGTGTACGGCTGCGCGCTTGGGCCTCTTTGCAGCATGGCCAGATGCGCTTTAGCGGTTTGATCCAGTGAGACAGGGTCGTACTGGTCCGGCAGCTGGAGCCCAGCGGCCCGGGACTGGGGGGCGATAAAGGTATCGTAAAAGTGTTGCCGCTGCTCGGGGGGCGCGTTGGCCGTGGACAGCCACGCACTGGCCAACCCTGCGGCGGCTTTCTGTTGCCGGTCCTGCGTGGCTTGTGCGTCCTGCTGCAACTGCTGCTGCACTTTATAGCCCGCCATCGGATCAACGCCATTTAAGGCGCGCATGTAATCATCGCGCTGGGCGCTATCGGAGGCGGTCAGGGTTTGACCGGCAAGGCGGTTAATGGCACGCAATCGGCCTTCGTCGAAACCGCTTTTAATGCCCTGGTAAACTTCTAGTGGATTCGGCATGGCTTAACCTCCCGTATTCCATTGGTGCTGTCTGTAGGGATCGCTGATGTAAGGGTTGCGTGTATAGGGGTCCTCCGTATAGGCGTTCCCAAAAGACGCCCCATTGGCGATGTGACGTTGCCTCCCTTCGTACAGGTTCCCAAGAGCGTTACCAACGCCTATCAGCATGTTCGTGGTGTTGTCGGCGCTTCTGTTAGCGGCCCAGCCGCGCGCCTGAGCCGCATTGTTGAGCTGGTTGCCCATGTTGGCAGCGTAGTTCTGCCCGAAACCGGCCAGATGACTAGAGGCGGCTTGTCCTGCATTAGACATCCCTGCTAATCGGTTCCAGTAGTTGTTAAGGTTTTGCATCGCCAAACCCTGAGCGTAGTTCACAAGGTCCGCCTGATGTCCGCCGGAGTACAGCGAGCCACGTGCGGCGGCGCTGCGATCCACGCCCTGCAACCCCTGCTGCAACGCGTACGCGTAATCAGGGGAGTTCTGGAAGCCGGAATAGTCGCCATGTAGTACGGCCTGCTGTCCGGCCAGCGCATTTTGCCCCGCCGTCAACCAAGGCATCTGGTCCTGCCGTGTCTGGTTGTATTGGCGTTGCTGTTCGGCGATCGCCGCCTGACTGGCCTGTGTTTGTGCATCCGCCGCCCGATGGGCGGAACGGTTGGAGATAATACTACCGAGGATAGAACCCGCCGCAGGAATAAGAGAAGCCCAAGGCATTACGATTGCTCCAGAAAGAAGGATGAGGGGCTAGGCAGGCCCTGCTGAGGCTTGCAGCGACATTGCCAGCAGATGAGCGACTACAGGATCAGTGATACGGATGTCAAACACCCACTGCCGCCCTTGCCCAAGGCGGTAACGTCTGAGGCGCTTCTGAAACGCGCCCACGTCGCCAAGATCGCGTGCTACCCAGGCCGACCAGTTGTGGCCGCCGTCTTTGCTGTAGCGGAGCATCACTTTTCGGCTCATGTTGGGCAGTCCAGGTGGAATTGCCACGCCGTCCCCGCCAGCGGTGAGTACACCAGAACCTCGGCAATCGTATCGGCGGTGGTCTTTTGGAACGTGGCTGTTTCGTAGTTTTTGTTGGCAAACTGGCCTTCTGGGGTGGTGTCGCCCCCCGGCCTCAGGGTAATGGTCTCTGGGGGTAGCCCCCTGTTTTTAAGGTCCGCATCCAGTTGTGCCTGATAACTGGCGTCGCCGTGGTAGCCCGTATCAATGACCTTCTGCCCGCCGATCCACACCTGGAACTTGTCAGGGTTGGAGGCGGTGGCGTAGGCCAGCGTCACAAGCCCCGTTTGGCTTCCAAGCTGCACATGCACGCTATTCGGGAACGCTTGCCCTCCGCTATAGCTGGTGGAGGTACCGCAAAGCACCTCGGCTGTCGTGATTGTCATCGTGTCGCTCACGCAGGCCCACAGCCCGTTCGCGTCGGTCACGCGAATCGTAAAGGGGTAAGCGCGCTTGGCTCCGGCAACCAGCCCCGCCACCTCCACGGTGCCTGACAACAGGCCTTTAGAATCAAGGCTCAACCCTTCGGGGAGCGCACCACTCACTACACGTACTGCCACAATGGGCGTTGCACCAGGTTTCATGGTGTAGGCGTAGCGGTACGCCTGTGTGTTCACCGCATCTGGTGCGTTGCCGCTGAGCGTAGGCCCTGCCGGTTGTGGAGGGTTGAGATCGCCAGGGCCTCGATACCCGCCCAATGCATCTGTACCGAACACAAGTTCTACCGCATCCACGGTGAGCCGGTTCTGATGGTCGTGCAGAACGCCATTCACACGGCGGCGCTCAATCACTTGGCCGTGTTCCCACGGCATCCCCCAATCAAGGGTGTATAGCTTGCCGTTTGCAAAATCGCCAGCCACCCAGTGGGCGGCCCACCGTACGCAGGCGTTCATCCTCCAACGGCTGATCCCGAAGGACTCGCGGCGATGCCATTCACGGGTTGTTATATCAAACCCCCAGGTCATCCCATCAGGGAAAGTCAGGTAGTACACCTGATGCCCACGGTCATCAAAGGTGAACGCAAATGCTTCCTCATGGTTGCACGCGGTGATGGCCTGCTCCAGCGGCGGTGTGCTGATTCGTACCGGTTGATAGCCGTCTAGCCGATACACACGGCCATCATGCCCCAGCCAGAACACCGTATTGCCCATCTGTTGGATGGTGTGCTGGGAGGCGCAGCCTGTTTGCATTTCAGTGCCTGCATGGCGTTGAAAAGTACCTTCCGATGCGCCGCTGTTGTAGAAGAACTCCCCGGAGCGTTTGCCCAGCACGAAAACAGTGCGATGGATCACGATCAATCCGACAATGCGGTCCGGCTGGCTTTCGGCTTCGTAGCGGTCCAGGGCACTGTAGCTGGTGGCGTCGGCCAGGGCGGAATGAAACCAGTACCTGCCCGAAGGCTCAACACCCACAATGTAGCTATCCACGTAATCGCACGCTTTAAGCCCTAGGAACCCTTCACCGGTGATCTGTTCGGCGAGTAATTCTGTATAGGTGTTGTAGACGTAGCCGGAGGTTCCGTTACCGATCACTAACTGGTTCCCTCCGGCAATCTGGTTGTGCGCCATGCAGACACGCTCAACGCCTGGGATGGTCCCGCGAGGGATGGCCACCCCCGCTGTGGTGATTTGCCATAGTGTCGTACCGATCACTGCGAACAGCTTGTCTTCCACATCATGCAATCCGCGCACCGGAGCAGGGTTAGCGGCTTCAGGGACACAGAACACCGCCGCCCCAGGAGCGCAGCGCAACAGGGAGGACGAACGTCCTCCACCACGTTCGGCGGCTTCTGGAATCCAGTTCACCGTATCTTGCACTGTCCAGGCGCGTGTTTCGTCACTATAAGCGCCTCCGGTCACAGGGGCTTCACGCCATCGGGCGCTCATCCGTCGTACCCGTCACGACCATAGCGCCGTTGGCTTTCGGCAGCAGGCAGGGCGTATTGCATGCGAACGCCGCTGGCATGCACCGTATCGCTGAGTAGCATCGCCCTGCCCCGTTCGGCTGCGTTGAGCACGTCTTGCTCCAGCACAACACCGTAACCGGCACGCAAGCGCACCGCCAGGTTATAGCCAATGGCCTCCTCCGCTTCGGCGGGCGCTGGCAGGAGGTCGTCGGGGCTGGCGACTTCTGACCAACCTAGCGCAATCCCGTTCGCCTCCCAACGGCGCATCATCAGGTTGAGCGTACGTATCGCGCGGGTTGCATCTTCAGCTTCTACCGCTTCGTTGGCATCCAGTACGCGCAAATGCCCGAACGCATCGCGGATGATCTCTGCCACCGTGGTCATGGGCGTTCCTGTAAAGGGGATTACTGCGTCACGCGGCACGCATGGTCGGGACGGACAGGGGCAGGCGTGCCAAACAACACATCTACGCGGGTATGTTCCATATCGTTTTTACCATCGCCAAAGGTCATCACACGGACGCTGATGTTTTTTATGCTTGCCGTATAACCTTCACACGAGGCCAACACCGGAAGGGGGGCGAACGCGGTGGCGAATGCATCTCGGTGGAAGACAAGGTTCTGAACGGCGGGCACCAACGGTTGACCGAAAAAGGTCATCGCTGCGCGATCTCTTGGGGCTTTGTCTACGGTACCAATCCCCTCTGAGGTTGTAGGGGTGATTGCTGGGTAGATGGAAAGCGTGCTGCCGCCTGCGATGTAACCCTCGGTGACTAGAAACTGTCTCAACTTGCCCGTAGTCGCGCCGGTGATGGGATGCACCTCAAAGACATCATCAAAGGTGATGATGGACCCCTTGGTGATATCGCCTTTTCCGGCTTTGCCATCCATTGAAATAGACGAGCCAATCTGGCCTGCGCCGCTGACCACATAGCCCGCTCCTAACCCGTTGGTATGCGTGGGCAGTGATAACTGTTTGTAAAACGTAATGCCCGCAAATTTGCCGACCGCATTTTTACTGAACTCACCGCGCAGTTCTTCAGAGGTATGGAACAGCGACACATTCGCCTCGGCCAGCGCGTCATTGGCATCGGTGGAGAAGTGCGCGCAGCGGTCCTCTTCCGGGGCCAGATGGCGATCCAGGGTCGATGCCGCAGAACGCCACGGGGTGCGCGCATCGGAGACCGTGCCCAACGTGCCAACTATGTTTGGCGTTTGTTGGTACATGGACGCCAGCAGGACCGCATTCACTTTGCTGGAGAGTGAGGTCATGGCCGGACGTAAAAAGCGCTTGCTGAAGTCCGTCAGGTCCAGCTTCTTTTCTTTCGCCGTAAAAGTCAGCGGGACATGGTATTGCTGATCCAGTTTCAAGGTAACGTAACTCTCGCTGATGGGCGGTGCCGATAACGGAGCGGATGTAGCCCCAGAAGCGGCAAAGACGGAGCCGCTATAGGTCACCGGAACCGGAGGGACCATAATTTTTACGGTATCTCCTTTTTTATAGCCGTTGGTCTCCTCCCCAAATTCCTTGGAGCGTTCGGTATTGATGTTAGTAACAACGTTGTTCTGCTCAACAAGCATCTTGGCCGCTTCACGGGCGATCATCTGATGGGTGAGTGCCTGAGTACCCATAGGGTGTGCTCCTAAAATGGAAAGTGTGGGGTTGGTGTGCCGTTTTGCTTAGCGTTTGCGCCGCTTTTCCACGTCGCGCTTGTACCAGTCGTCATCGGTAAGCTTCTCTGGAGGAATCTCCGTGGGGGAGCGACCTGATACCGACGGGGGCGGGGGCGGAGCGTTGCTGATCGGTTTGCCCGGTGAGGGGGCTGAAGTGAAGGGATCGTGTGTCTGAGGGGTGGCCATGCGTGCCGCCAGCCGTTCCACAGCAGCAGGCAGTAAGTCTTCACGTACCGAAGCCAGGGACCATAACGCATCGTCCTGAGTGGCCAGGTGGTAGGCGATCTCAGGGCCTTTCTCATGCTGGATCACAGCGGCCTGCACGGCAGGACTCAGCAGGGAAAGATCCATTGAGCCGACCGTTTCGTAAAAATCAGGGTGCGCATTCACAAACTCTGCGGCACGTGCTTCATAACGCGCCTGGGCACTGTGCTGCTGGCGGGCGGTTTCGGCCTGCTGTTGCTCCTGCTGCCACTGCTGGAACAGATGGCTAAAACGCGCATCGACCCAGCCGTTCAGGTTGTAGGAGTAGTCTTCAAGCTCAGGCGCACCTTCCTGCCCTGTCTGCGGCGTGTGGCTGGAACGCGTAGGGCCGCTTTGCTGCTGCCGCTCCAGCGCCTCAAGCCGACGGCGTAGCGCGTTGTTTTCACCGTTGATCCGCTGAATGTATTCGCGGGTACGGTTGCCCTGTTTCTTTTTCTCTTCGGCCTGCGTGTCCGCGTCGCCCATGTCGCCGGGCGGTTCACCGGTGGGGTCCGGTGTGGGGTGTTGCTGCTGTTCTTGCAGCGCCGCTTGCGCGTCGTTTGTGGGCGGTGTTACCGCCTCAGAACTCTCCGTAGCGGTGTTGGTATCGTCGCTCATCTCATCCTCTCGGGGTCGGCCTGACCGGGCCAATGCGGACGCGGCTGTGAGCAGCCGGTATCACGCCGTGAGGCGCAGGGGCTTCAGGCATGAAAAAACCGCCTTGCGGCGGTGTGTTGTTGGGGGCGTTAGGAAGCCACCCAGGATCGACGGCTGGCGCGCTTAAGGCATGCGCAGCCGCCAATGTCTCAATATGCTGTTGTGCGGCGTCGGCCCGTTGATGTTGCGCTCGGGCATCGGACAATTCCGCATCCGCCGATAGTTTCTTCACGCGGGCTAGCTGTACGGGGTCCGGAGCGGGCGGTTCTGGAGGCGGCTCGCCATCTTTGGGTGGGAGCAAGCCTTGGGCGGCAAGTATCTTATGAAAAGCAGCTACGACTTCCTCCCCGCCGACCAGGTCCATATTCCGCATTCCGGCGTAGGCGGCTACGGTGGCAATTTGCGGCGCAACACCGCCCATCTGGGCCGCTAATTGCATCATGGCATCAGCCGCTTCCATGCGTTGCGTGGCGTAGCTTGGGCCCACCGTGACCACCACATCATATTTGCCCTGACGGATATCATTCAGGGTGACCGTGTGGCCGGTCGTCGGGTCGGTCACCTGTTGGTACAACTGTTTCCACTTCTCGCCGCCATCCTCGCCCAGTACACGCACCGCACGCGGCGTATCGTAGATACGAGGAATCATGTCTACGAGAATTTCATAGGTGTAGCGTACCGCGTAAGCCAGATTATCAATGTAGTTAAACGTGGCCACCGCGCCCTGCATTTTGCGGCTGTTGATCGCAATCCCGCTGGTTTCATTACTGCGTGCGCCTAGGCTCGCGTCGTAGATCCCCGTGGCGGCTTTCACATCGTCGTTATCCATGCCCGCCAGTCGAATTAAAGCGTCAGGGACCTGGGCCTGCTCGACACGCACAGGGATACGCCCGTTATCAACGATATTCGCCAACAGATAGGGGAAGTCTTCAGAATGTGAGTCATTCCACATCTGCACATGACCCTCTATCATTTTGGGATCAACGATGAAAGGCGCTTTAGGGGATTTGGCGACCGCTTCAACAAGCGCTGTTCGATGCACGTTATGTAGGCGCTGCTGGTCCTTACCAAAACGCACCATGCCCGACCAGTAATCACTGCCATCAATATTCTCGATATTCCCCCATACCGGAACGATGGGGATAAATTGGCAAGGGAATTCGTAAGGTTCTGTCAGCCAGGTGTGCCCATTGGTCAGCCGCATCAGCACGCGGTGACCCTCAATGGTGCGTGTACGTACGATCTGCACACCCGCTGCCTCTAAAAACGTTTTCGCCTCCTCCACACCCAACCCAGCCTGCGCGGCAATCTCGTCGGCAAACACCACGCGGCCATCCGACAAGGCCAGCAATTCCCGTTTTCTAGGGTCTTTCCACCAGTATTCGGCAATGCGCACCTGCCCGGCATCACGCCACGCACCGCACTGTGTATCTGCGTCAAAGTCAGACACATCGGCGTCCGGAAAGCGACGCTCAAAATCGGTTCTCGGGATCAACTCCTCGACAAACGCAAAGTTTGCGTCACGCCGATCAATCTCAACGGCGGCAGGGTCAAATTTCACCGCAAACGGATTGCGTACCGCCTTGATGCGAATATCCTGCTCAAAATCATCCTCATTGAGATAATCCGTCATCACGCGCAGCACGCCAAAACCACCCTTGACCGCTTTCTCGTACGCAATGTCATAGGCGTGATCGGCATTGGATACGCTTTCAATATTGCGGCAAATCCCCTGCATGATTTCAGCCAGCCCACGGTCCGATTCTTCCACGCCTCGCACTTTGCAAGAGGGGCGTTGTTGGCGCATCTCGTTGATCACCTGCTGGGTATGCATACGCAGCTTAGGGAATTCATACGTCTGACGGTGTCTGCGGCGTTTCTTCAGCGACTCATCCCACTGGTTCCCAGGGACTGTGACAAACTTAATATCATCACGCGCCTGGTCGTAAAGATCGCGGCAGCAATCACTGGCGAGCTGGTAGCGCGAGCGCATCTGGGCCAGCTCATCCGTGGTGTTTTTCTGTGTGTGGGGCATCTTCAGTAGTCCACCGAGTAATCGTAAACATTAAATGTAGCTACGTGCGGTGGCTTCGCGTACCGCCGCATCATCATCGCGTACCGCGTCGCGCTGAGCAGATCATCGTGGTGTTTGACGATCCGCCCGTCTTCACGGTGGTAGAGCCTAAATTCTTCAAACCATTCCGTCAGGTGGCTAAACACCTTCAAACGTCCGGTGTGCATACGGTCGAGCATCTCCGTGACGCCTGCTTCAAGGCCATTGGTACCGTCTGGGAAGGTCGCCCGTCCCCCAAGCATGGAGAGCCCCTGCTGCCGGTATTGTTCGGCCAACTGTTCACCGCTGCCCTTGTCGTGTTGCAACCCATCGTGCGGCCACGCCCACGGCAAGCGTGCACCCCAGGGCCTTAATGCCGCCGTGTGAATGACAGGGGTCGCTTCACGCTGACGGTATGCACACATCACGTAAATCACATCCGCTTCACGATCCCAGGCCATTTTGACCGCAGCGAACGGGTGGTCATATCCAAAGTCCATCCCGCCAATCAACGCCCATTCTTCAGGAATCGCGAACGGCGCGATGGCAATCGAGTCCTCCGCGATAGGAAACACGCGGCCACTACCCAGTGAAGGGGTGCCCTTGGTGCGCGCCTCGCGCTCATGGGCTGGGTAGCTGGCAATGATGCGCGCCCGATCCTCAGGGCTGTAATGTTCGGCGTCATCAATCGTCATCTGCACCAGCCCCCTGTCAGGGGCTTCTTCCAGCAGAAACCGCCGTACCACGCTGGACATGCCCTTCAGCGGTGTGAACGTCATAAACACTGGGCCAAAGGTCCGATTGGTCCGGGTGATCCCCTCAAAATACACATCTTCGGGTGGCTCCTCATCAAACCACACCCAATCGACCGTATCGGCTTGCCATTTCTCACGGCCCTGATCAAAGGATTTTAGCGAGATCGAACTGCGCTCCCCAGACACATGCCGCACGTACACCGTATCGACCAGTTCAGGCACGCCACGCGCCCAGGTCACGCCCTCAATACATTCTCCAGGAATCGCGCCTGTCCCCATCTCCGTTTTAGGATCGCGTCCTAGCAAAATGCGCTGTACGCCACGGCGTGTTAGTTCTCCAGTTTCTGAACCAGCCAGTCCGTGATTGGACCTTTCAAAACGTTTACCCTCCCACCACTGCGGGTAGCGGCCTGTGAGATGCATCGCCACCTCATGCCCAGCGCACAGTGTCTTTCCTGACTGGTTGGCCGCCGCCAACAACCGTTCACGCGTGCCTGCACCCATCGCATGAAAAGCGCGTTGCTTGGGATAGGGGCTGTATTCGGCCAGACGGTTAGTGCGGCGGCGCCGCGCTTTCTCCTCTAACAACAAGGCTAATACCTGCTTGGGTGGCATATGCTGTAATGGCGGCATCCAATTCATCATCGCCCGCCTCTTTCAACTCCAGTTCACCACTGACGCGGGCCTCCGTGGGGATCATCCGCGCCGCTAGTTTGTAGAAATCTGTTTTGTTATCCCGCGCCCAGGCGACCAAGGCAGGCACACCGCCGAGCTGGTCAAACGCGTCCAGAAAGGCTTGTTTAATCGCCGCCGTGTTCCTGTTCCTGCTGCCCATCGCGCGGCCCTTGGGGTTGCCAGACTGGCCTTTCGCCCACGCCATTACTGCACCCTCACCCAAATACGATGGACACGGCAAACGCCATCACTGAGCGTTGTACGTGCAAAAATCACACCTTCACCGCAACGCTGGCCGGTCATCCAGACATCAAAACGGCGCGCACCTACATCCCCCGCAACTGCATCGGCGGCACACTGGCGGCTGGTATCCAACGTCATTGAGGTGATAGAAACACTTTTCGGCATCGCACCCCCCATCTCTACTGTGCATTTCATCCGTTCGCCCTCCACCATGCGCAATACATGCGTGCGCACTGTGTCGTAAGCGCTTGCATAAAAAACCCCGTTGCGGCTCATCAGTGCGCCTCTACCGCGCATCCAGCAGCAATCACCGCATCACGATCGGCTTTCCACGCGTTCCATAAGCTTGTCATCACAGCGGCGTCCGTGGCGGTGGCTGCAAAAAAACGTCCTGCGCCGTCTGTACGCCTTCGGGCGTCGGCAGCGGCGGCATGGGCGGCAGCACTACCGGAGGGGGCGGGCTGCACACAACCGCTCCATTCCTGACGCAACCGAACATGCCCAGCACGCAGGGCAGCAGCAAGCTCACTACGAAGCTGCACCGCATCGGCTTTGGCTTGCTTGAGCGCCTCATCTACGTTCTCTCTGTTAACTTTTAGCTGCTGGCTTGCGGCATCGGTTTTAGCCTTCATGGCCCGCTCCGCCGTTGTGATCTGATTGCGCAACGTCTGGTACTGGCTGTCAGCCTCGGCGAACTTCGCCTTCCACTCAGAAGCGCCTGCGCGATAACCCATCCCATACGGCACACGTAGCAACAGGAAAAGGCACAACAAGCACGCCAGCGCGCCAAGCACCTTAAGGGGTTGCAACACGATCAGCTCCACAATATGCGGCCTTCACATAGCGCCTGCTCATCGTCACGGCGCAACGTCAACCCGCGTATCTCACGTCCGCCAGCGTGCTTCCAACGCGCAAGCTCGGCACAGGCCCCCGGCCAGTCGTTCGCCAGCGCCTTACGTTGCAACGTGCTCCCACACACCACCTTGGGGCCAATGTTGAACGTGGCCGACACAAGCGCCGCCTCTACGTGAGGAAACATCGGAACCGTAATGCAACGGCGCACGTAGCCGCTGGCCTGGAGCATGTCCCTTTGCAACAACGCCTCGCACTCGGCCTTGGAGTAAGTTTTCCCGTGAACCACGTCTGCTCCAGTGTGCCCGTAGCACACCGTCCATACGCCCACGATATCCTTGTAAGGGCGGTATTCAACGCCCTCCCACTTCGCAATCATAGGGGCCGCTAACCCAAGCACGACCGCCAGCCCAAACGCCATTCGACGCCCGTTAGAAGCACTATTCGGAGCCGTCGGCATCGCCTTGCTCATCGCATTTATCGGTTTTAGCGTCCCGCTTCCAGCGCCATATCAGATAGGCCGCTTGCAAAAGGACGTAGAACAGCGTCGCCAGCGTCACCAGCTTATCGGCTGTCAAAAATGCAACGCCCGCAGGCGGAGCGCTTTTGACAACAGCAAAGCCTGCATCATGAAAAAAATTACTTCTCAAAACACTGTCCCTCAGGGATCGCTCCACAACAAAAAAGCCCTGCTGGGTAGGCAGGGCGTGGGGAAGATAGCAATGAGGGCATCGCACCACTCAGGCGCGTACAGTAGGGGTGAAAGTGCGGAAGCATCAACTCCGCACTACGCAGCTTCTCTCTGCAACGCCTCTTGAAGCTCCCTAGCCGCTTGGCGTTCAGCACTACGCATCTTGTTAAGTAACCACTCGTACACGCCACACCACACCCTGCGGTAGGAAGCCTCATCACGGCCAATCGCAGCCGCCCGACGGCGATCACTCACCGGCAGCATGCCACTGCCACCACAGGCCGCGCATACCTTCACCAACGCCCCTACACGCCGTTCCCCCCGACCATGACAGCAGGGGCATAACTGCGGCGTGGACAGCTCACCCACCACCGCCGCAACCAGTGCCGGTAACATCTCCAACGTTGCCTGTGGCCATAGCTGCGCCTTGGCCTCCTCCAGCCGCTCCTCCGCACGCCTGAGCGCCGCCTGCTGTGCGCTTGTCGTCGCTCGGGTCCACCCCATGCACGCCTTGGCTATGCCCACGTCTGTACGCGCTTCCAGCAAGCGCTGCTGCTGCCGTCGAATCTCCGGCGTCACCAAGGCCACCGCCGCATCGCGCAAGGGGCTACGGCGCAACGCTGCGCCATCCGGCCACCAGCACGCCTCCAGCACCTCACGCCCCAAGCCCGCTGGGGTGAGCGCTAAGGCATGCGCAATGTCCTGCGCCGTCAGCTCAGGCACACCACCAGGCAGCGTGTCATAGCGCACGGTGCTCGGGTTCAAACGCGCCAGTAAACGACGCGGATTGTGACGCTGTAGATGATTTGTTATTTGCATTTGGAAATAATCCAGCACAAAAAAGCATGAGGACTAATATAACCAATTGAACTAAAAGAAGATTGTTGGGTGATATGGCGGCGCGCTCCTCCCGTCGGTGTGGCAGTGGCTAGATGTACGGTGCGGGAGGCTGTCGCCCCACCTATCCACCCACCTAAAAGCCCTTTTTAAACTCTTTTATATTTCTTTTTTTTTACATGTAAAGGTAAAAAAGGGGGTTTTTAGGTGTGTGTAGGTGGGGAGGCCATCCCACCCCACACCTACCCCACCTCAAAACTCAGCATTTACAAGCGACACACCGATAATCACCGTAAACTTGTGGCGCTTCCCTTCAACGATCCGGTCTACGTACTTCTTCTTAAACCCAGGTACACACCGTTTCAATCCGTCAAGGAAACGGGTTTTGGATAATGTGTAAACGCCGCTGGCTTTGCACCATTGCGTATAGGCTGGGTACAATCCATTACCCATTGGCGTACTGAGCTCCTCCTCATACTCGGCTCCTAGCTCACATTCTTCATCAATGAACTGGCCGACACGGTCCTGCTCCGACTGGTATTCCTCCGAAGCGGCCAACACGATATCAGGCGGCCTCAGCCCGTTCTTGTACCACTCCACGGCACCGGCCACGAGCCAGGCCAATACACCTTCTCGTTCAGCGGCAAGCTTCTCAGCGATCCTCATATCCCGAGGGTACTTGCCGTTACCGATCTCTTCCCCTTCAGCGGCATCAAATTTCGCTTTAAAGGGGATGAGCATAATGCGCCTCCAGATGCCGCTGTCCTGCCCCTTAATGACAGGCTTATGGTTAGTGAGCAGTTGCAGCTTGTGCGTGGGCTGGAACTCGAAGAGTTCACCGTACATATAGCGCGCCTTGAGCGCATCGCCGCCAGTGGCTCGTTTCACGAAGTCTTCCCGCAATGCTTCCCCGTCCCCTGATTCGTGGGTAGTCACCATGCGCCGCCCGAAAAGGTCGGCAACGGCGGTAGGGTGCTGTTGGCTTTTATTGCCTATGAGCAGCCCAGGGGCGGCCACGCCCGCATAGCCACCGAGAACCCCCATGATTAGGTCCAGTAACGTGCTTTTGCCGTTAGCGCCATCCCCGTACAGCACAGCGAACTTTTGTTCACGCACCGAGCCGGTGGTGCAGTAGCCGAACCAGCGTTGTAGGAAGTCACTGAGTGGCTTGCCAGCCTGCCCCTCTTCGCAGGTAATGCGTTCCAGTGTCTTTTTAAAGACAGGCGCAGGGGCGTTTGGGTTGTAGCTAAGGGGAACGACCCGCGTAATGCAATCTTCGCGGCGGTGTGGGAACAGCTCCCCCGTGCGCAAGTCCACGGTGCCATTGGCGCAGTTCAATAACCAAGGGTTGCTATCTAGCCGCTGTGGTCCTACGGTGAGGTGGCTTGAAGCCCATTCCACTGCTGCGTTCCGCCTGGAAGTCGATTCGGACTGTTTAACCCATTTGTACAATAGGGCAGCTTTTTTATCGTCTTTCTCTTGCGCTGCTTGATCTGCTTCGTAGCGGATGGCGTTCGGGAAGTCGTCTATTACTTGGAACGCTTCGGCCTTGCCCTTCTTCCAATATTCCCCGTTCCAGGTGTACCAATCACCGGCAACAATCATTAGCTGTTTTCCGTAATGCTTGACGATGCGAGCACCGTTCGCTTTGTCCGTTGTCAGCTCCTTTGTTGTGGCGAGTCTGCTAATGATCATGTCGTCCGTTGGGGTGTGTTCTGTCGTGGGAACGCCGAACATGTTCACATCCATTTCGTCTATTCCAGGCGGTGGTAATTCTTCCTCGGTATAACCCACCCCTTGCCGGAACTCTATTTGCGTCCTATTCCGGCAGTGGGCGTGCTGGCATACGAACGCGCCATTGGCATAGCCTCCGGTGTGCGCGGGGTAATACACCGTGGACGTGGGGCTGGAGGGCTGCGTATGGTGTGCTTCGAATGGGCAGGTAATGAACAGCTGCCCTTCTTTGCCTGTTGATAGGACCTTCCAGAAGTGCGAAAGATGCACAGCCACAGGGTCGTTGGCAGCAGCGGCCATGAGCTTGTGTTGGCGGCTGGGTTTGCCTTCAGCCTTGGCGCTTTCCAGTATCGCCGCATCAATCGCCAACATTACAGAATCCTCAAGAATGCCTTTCACAAAGCCGCTACGCACTGGAACTGGATCGGCCACACCGGCTTCAAACACAGGGGCGGCGGTGTAGTGAATTTGCACCGTATTAAATACAGAAGCATCCAGCCCTGGAGCGCAGACAGCGGCCCAGGCTTTGAGCTGTGCGCTGGTGTACGGCTTATGTAGCCAAAACCACACATGGGCTTTTAGCTTCCCTGCACACTCAGGACGCCCCGCACTACTGGATAACTGCCAATGGTAATCTGCGCCGTAGAAGCCAAGAGGCATTTGGTCGCTGAGGAACTCGCCGATGCTCCCCACCGGATCGGTCACCGGATCGCGGCGCACCGGATCGAAATTGTCAATCTCAACGAGCATCCAGTGATGCGGGATATCATCGTACAGCTCGGCAATGCGCCGTGCTTTCCCTTTCTGGAACTCAGTATCAAGCGCAGCGGCTTTGGCATCACCCACATACGCCCCACGAATCACGCAGGCATGCGGGTTCTGCTCCAGCTCCGTGAGAAGTGCAGACAGCTCGCGGCTATTGTTGAGCGCTCGTTGCTCCACCTGGAAGAACTTGGCGTTGTCGTAGGCTTTGAGCGTGCCATCAGCGCGCCATGTTTTGGCGAGGGTATTTACGGGGTGTTTTAGGACTGTGATAGAATCACTCATAGTTGAGTTCACCTTTGTTTTGGGCGAGTTGAGGCCCCCCCCTCAGCCCGCCCTTTTTAACTGCGGGGGTGGTTTAAAGATTCGAGAGTCACTCCTTACTAATTAAGGAGTACGGCCAGACAGACAGCCGGATGGTTTAGCGCAAACGGTAGAAGGCATTGCGGCAACGCCCAGCGAGGTTCTCCATGCGCTTAGCACGCGGCCCCACCTCCCGCCACAGATCACTCACCCCACCGGCTAACGGTGAGCGCATCAGATGTAAGGCTTGTGCAATCGGCTCAATGCGTTCCCGTGACAGATGCCCCGCGACCATCCTCAGCAGTGCGTACAGGTTGAATGCCTCTTCTTCTGTCAAAGTGACAACAGGAGGGTGCGAAGCTGAGTAGCTCCCCGTCTTGCGGATCGAGGGCAGGACTTCCGAGGTTACCCACTTGGCGAACTTACGTGCCTCTGGCTTTCTGGAGCGGAGTATCAAAGCGTATAGGCCAGACTCGGAGATGATGAGGAATGGCTTTCCAGCTAAACCTAACGATTGGTTAGATTTCTCATCATCGTCCAAATGATCTGCGATTGCTTTGCTTGGATTTCGGTACCCCAATGCATTGCACACATCGCCAGCAATGAACCACGGATTGCCATCGCGCATCACAACGCGCACAGAGTGAGAATGAAAATTGAACGGAATAATGGACCGCGTCATAGAACGTCTCCTACGTTTGAGAGGTGATCTCGGGGAGACGTTCTTACGCGCCGACCCGAGAAGGTCGGGAGGTTAAGAACCGGAACGTAGACCGGCGGGCAGCTTTCCCCTTTGCAGGGTGTTGTATCGCTGCCGCCCTCCCGACGTAAAAACGTACGGGCACAAAAAATCCGCGAGCTGACGAGTGCGGATACCGCTACGTTTTCGGAGTTCTTAAGCTCCTTACCGAAGACGGTACCGCAGCGGTGGGCAGTGGTCAAGCTCACGGTGTCACTGTGACTGTCGGTGAAGAAGTGCCTGCATCTACGCTGAATGGGAAGCCGCTGCGGAGCAACACTTCAAACGCCTCAATGACCAGGGCATCAGGACCATCAAGGCCGAGATACGATCCGCTGACTTCGTTGCCTGGTGCCGGAGGACCGGCTGCAATATCGATAATAAGGCGCTTGTGGCCCTCGCCAACGAAGCTGCCTACAGGGTTATCAAAGGGAGCCACTGAGATATACATATCAACCTTTCCTCTTACGGTCATGCATACGGGTCAAGCTCACGGTGTCATTGCTTGCTTTCATTCTTGATTCCTTAAGGGCTTTTTAAGTCCCTTCAAATGGATCACCCTGCCTTTTCCAAGAGGCGAATATTCATTCTTATCTCGTAGCAAATAAGCGTCCTTTAGTGCTTGTTTTGCAGCGTGTTCTACCGCTTCATCAACACAAGCCAGTCCATAGATTTTTGCGTATCGCTCAAACATTTTTCGATCAGCAGGGCTTAGATCAATTTTCACAGGGCCTCCAAAGGGCCTGGTTAGGCACTTCAAGCCGCGTCTGCTTGCCGCTTATCATTCTTTATCGCAGCAGTTGCTACCGATAGCGCCAGTGCACGAACTAACGCCGCCGGTTGCATCCCGTTGTACTGAGCCAACGCATTGATTAAATCGCGTTCGGCATCGTTAAAACGCACCTTCACCGGGTGACTACGAATGTGGGTCGGATCGGCGTACATAGATTCATTACCAAGGGTTATTCAATGTCATTGAAAAGATCGAATACAGCGCATCAAACGTCACACCGTTTGAATGAGTTACAAAGATTTGCAATTTGCTTTGCACCAAGAGATGCAAGGCTGGACTGCGCCAAAAGATGCTCTTTAAGTAAGGGATCGTCCGTTGCTGCTGCTTTCAACCGCAGCAGTTCGGCTTTGGCCTCATATTCCTTGACGCGGAGTTCGTCCATAGAAACCGGTGCACAAGCACGTGTCCGTTCCAAACCATCACGCCGCATCGGACACCTCCTGCCTGTGGCCTGTGGGGGGAGAGTCCGGCATGAGTGAGGCGAGGCGGAAAGCGGCATCAGCGCGCGGGGATTTAGTTCTCCCAGCCAAAATTTCACGCACCGCGTTAGGCGTGACGCCCATATGGGCGGCGATGGA